CAAGAATATTTCTTGGGTGCAATCATAAAGGAGGTTATATGGTAGCGGCAGTTGAAAGTATGGCATATGCAGGAGAAGTTCCATGGCATGGCCTTGGTACGAAAGTTAGTGATGACTTGAGTCCCAACCAGATAATGGTGAAAGCAGGACTTGATTGGCAAGTCGACAAGGTGCCAACTTATGCAAGAGTTGGTGAAATTGAAGTTCCTACTGGGCAAGAAGCACTAGTAAGAAGTTCTGATAATAAAGTTCTTACTCAAGTTGGTAAGAATTGGTACCCAGTACAAAACGAAGAGGCATTTGAATTCTTCTCAGAGTACTGTTTAGCAGGTGACATGAGTATGGAAACTGCTGGTTCATTACGTGATGGTAAAATGGTTTGGGGACTTGCAAAAGTCAAAGAGTCATTTGACATTGGTAAAAATGACCAGGTAGATTCGTACTTATTATTTGCAAACCCACACGAGTATGGAAAGTCTATTGATATTAGATTTACTCCAATCAGAGTTGTTTGCAATAATACTTTAAGTATGGCATTAGCATCTGTTAAAAACCAGGGTGCAAAATTGAACCACAGAAAAGTGTTTGATGCTGACCACGTGAAAGAGACTATGGGTCTTGCAAGTGAGAAGTTTTCTCAATACAAAGATGTGGCACAATTTCTTGCGAGTAAAAACTTTAGTGCGAAAGCATTAGTTCAATACTACAATGAAGTGTTCCCTAGAACTTACCAAGGTAAAAAACCTGTGACAGTTGAAAAGTTTGAAGACTTATCTACTACAGGTCAAGATGCATACTCAGTTCTTGAGACCCAACCGGGTGCTGAAATGGGTGCAGGAACTTGGTGGCAGGCACTTAACTCAGTTACTTATCTTACAGACCACAAGATGGGTAGAGAGGCAGATTCGAGAATGGCATCTGCATGGTTTGGTAGAAACCAAACTAGAAAGATTAAAGCAGTCGAGAAGGCAGTAGAATACGCCGAAGCGGCATAATCTTTTCAAACGAGGAAAGTCAACTTTAGGGTTGACTTTTCTTGTATATATAAGTATAATGTAGGCAAGATTAATGATTAATTGGTTCAAAAAGTTATTTTCAAAACAAGAAGAAAAAGAAGAATGTCATTACGAACTTTGGATTAAAGAACAAGAAGATGAACATTATTTGCAAAAACGAGAAGATTCAAAACAGAGCAGTAGACCTAGTAAAACAACTCAAGATTGATGACAAAGACGTAATCGTTTCGATTAGAAAATTACCAAAAAACATTTCATTACAAAACACTAAAGGGTATATTGAATTTGACGAACAATTAGAACATTTAGATATCTACATTAGATACGATGAAGAAAGATATATCACACTCGCACATGAGTTAATTCATGCACAACAATTGTTGACGAAAGGTGAAATAGATGAAGACGATGCCTACGAAAGAGAAACAAAACTTTAAACACGTCCCAGTAGAACTAACTGAAATGGATGCGGTTACGACAGATGAAGGTCGTAAGTATCACACACCCGAAGGCATAGACTTACCATCGATTACTACAGTATTATCGATACTTAGCAGAGATAGTATCGCAAAGTGGCGTAAAAGAGTCGGTGAAGTAGAAGCAAATAAAATATCGACTCGTGCCGCGAATCGTGGTACTGCAATTCATACAGTTTGCGAAAAGTATCTAGATAATGATGCTGACTATCTAGATGGCGTAATGCCAAATAATATAGAAACGTTTCAAAAGATACGACCTATTCTAGATGAAAACGTAAACAATATTCATGCTCAAGAGGCACCTCTTTACTCTACTTATCTAGGTGTTGCTGGTAGAGTCGATTGTGTTGCAGAATGGCAGGGCAAACTATCTATTATTGATTTCAAAACAAGTCGTAAGTTTAAAAAGAAACAGTGGTGTCACAACTACTTTATGCAAGAATCTGCATATGCGATTATGTGGGAAGAACGAACACAAATGCCTATCACTCAACTCGTAACTCTTATTGCAGTTGATGGTAGAGACCCAATTGTATACATTGAGCATAGAGACAATTGGGTCACACCACTTAAATCAGTAATTGCTCAATGGAACGAAGAAAACACTAGTATAAAATTTTAACTATTATAAATAGTAGTTATGCAACCATTACTAGAAGCAAAACTAAAAGCAGAAGATTACGAAGCGGCAATAGTTATGGGTTTTTATACTGTAACTAAAAGAGTAATGGAATCTACAGAAAACTATGGCATTAAACAAAGTCTTTATGATAAAATAGAAAATACTCCAAGTGCCAAAAAAGCAGGTGAATTAATTGCGACAAAAATACTAAAAGATTACCCACAACTAAAGAATAAAAAAGCAGAAGTATTTGGTAGAGCAAAATCTAATTTAACAGATTTTTGGAAATCATATGGTGGTACAGACACTACACCAAAAACAGATATAAAAATAGGTGATAAAAACTTTTCAGTTAAAATAGGTTTAGCACAATTAATGTCTGGTGGTAAAGCAGAATCAACTGCAACGTTTCAAGCGGCAGTCAAGAATTCTAATCCAGATTTAGTAAAAAGTCCTCAGTATAAAAAAACAACTCAAGTATTAGAAGGTTTTGTAAAGAATACATTAGCACCATCACAACTTAGACCTTTGATTAAATCTGGCACAGATAAGGTTGTTAATGCCGCGGAAAAAGCACACAAAGATTGTATGACTGAACTTGGTAAATTATTTAATGAATCAGAGTCATTCAAAGTAGAATTTGCCAAAGAAGCAATGTCTGGTTATGAAAAGTTTGGTAAAAATAGTCCAGCATCTGCAGATTTAATGCTGGTTGCTACTGCTGACGGTGGTAAAACAGTAATTAAAGATGTTAATGACGATGCTTATTGTTTAAAAATAGCAAATGCAATGAGACTTCAAGCAAGATTTAAAACATCATCAAGAAAAATAAAAGGTGTAAAAACAGGAGAATATAATTATTGGTCAGTTGTATCTTTAATAGTAAATTCTATGTCAGAAGAATTAGAATCAGGCGAAAAAGAAATGTTGATTGAAATCAATATATTAAATAAAGTTAAATCATTTGTAAGTAAAACATGGAGTAAAGTTACAAACTTTTTTAAAAAAGGTCTGAGACAACTTACATCTTTTCTTGGTGCGATACCAGATATTAGAGTAAAAAGAAATGTTAAGTTTTAATGAACACATAGCAGAAGTTGAAGAAGGTGTTAATGACCCTGCAATCTTCAAAGCAATCTTTCTTGCTGGTGGACCAGGTAGTGGTAAATCATTTATTGTTGGTAAAACAGGACTTACATCTTTAGGTTTTAAAGTTGTAAATTCTGATACTGCATTTGAACGTGCAATGAATCAAGCAGGTATGGAAATGAACCCTGATAATATTTTTTCTGTTGGTGGTCAACAAATGAGAGGTAAAGCAAAAGAGTTGACTGCAAAACAACAAATGTTATATATGAAAGGCAGACTTGGTTTAGTTATTGATGGTACTGGACGTGATGCAGATAAAATAATTAGACAGAATGAAAAACTAAAAGAACTAGGTTATTCTACTGCAATGATATTTGTCAATACAGACAAAGAAACTGCTTTACGTAGAAACATGGAAAGAGCAAGAAGACTAGACCCGAAAGTAGTCGCAAAGATGTGGGATAACGTTCAAAGAAATGTTGGTAAGTATCAAAGAGCATTTAAAAGTAGATTAACAATAGTTGACAACTCAGATGGAAAAGACTATAATAAAGAAACAACTAGAGCATTTAGAATAATGAAACAATTTGCAGAGAAGAAACCTATGAATCCGATTGCACAAAAGTGGATAAAGACTCAGAAAGAAGAGACAAACCCTAGAATACCTAGAAAGAAAGGTCAACCTGCTAATTCTAAAAAACATTCTGATTTATATACAGATGAAAATCCTAGAGGTACAATACACGGATTGGGTTTCAAAGATGTTGAAACTGCACGAGCAAGTATTAAAAAGATAGAAAACTCTGGTAGAAAACATGCACATAAAATACAGGCGGCAGTTGCTATGGAACAACGTGCAAGAGAAATGGGCAAAACTGCAGAAGCGGCCATCTATCGTGCATATATTAATAAGATGAAAAAGAAAACAAAAGAAATGAACAAAGAAGATTACATGGAGTATCACCCAAAGAACAA